TCTGAGTTGTCTATCCCTGCTGCTTTAACATACCTCATAATATGTTCATCAATCTGATGATAGATTGGATGTAAATCTAAATCCATATTAATATCATGTGCAATCTGAGTCACTTGGGACTCAGTAAAGCAATGATCAGGATGTAACAAATCACAACATGGTATACGTTTCTCAATTAATTCATTGAGATTAATACGTATCTCGTAGTCTCTATATACTGGCATTAGTTTCCTCCTCTTTCTCTCCAGCGTCAACCTTGGTATATAGATCCAAGAAAGACTCTTTTGTGTCATCATCGAATCTGTTAACACAATTGGTGATAGCAGTCAAACGATCACCAAAGATCTGGAATGCTTGAACAATGTGAACTAAACGACGTGTTGTGATAACCTCATCCACTCCTCCATCGAAGAATGTCTTACGTATCACTCCTGCCCATTTTACCAGATTTTCAGCAAATTGCAAGTCACATCCAACATTAGATAAAATCTTTGTCTCTATTGCTGCTGAAGGATAATCCTGTTCAAAAGTTACTGGGAATCTTTCTAGGAATGCTTCATTAAGAACATTAGTTCCTACGAAACGTCCATCATCAGAACCCTTACCTTTTGTGTTGGCAGTAGCAATAACTGTAAAACCAGCAGAAGGATTTACATACTTACCAATCTTCTTCAAGAATACACCCTTACCTTCAAGGATTGACTGAAGGCAGAGAATCTTATTAGAGGCAAGGTCAATCTCGTCAAGTAAGAGTACTGCTCCACGTTCAAGTGCCTCAATGACAGGTCCGTTATGCCAAACTGTAGACCCATCAACAAGCCTAAAACCACCAATAAGATCGTCTTCATCTGTTTCAATAGTAATGTTTACACGAATCAGTTCTCTATTCAAATCAGCACATGCTTGTTCAACACTAAGGGTCTTACCATTTCCTGATAGACCAGTAACAAATGCTGGATAGAATAGTTTAGATTTTATAATTTTCTTTAGTGAAGTGTAATTACCAAAAGGTACATAAGTAGATTCTTTGGCAGGAACATAATTAACCTTAACTGGTTCCGCAGAAGGAGCAGCATAAGTCTTTTCCAACTTCTCTGATAGAGTTAGATTCCATTTGCCACGTGAAGTTTTTACTAATTGAGGAATCTTATTCATCCTTTTAGTAACACTCTGTACTTGTACACCAAGATCATTAGCAGTTTGTCTTACTTGATCACTGCTGATATCAGATCCGTAGGTTGAAAGACGAGAAATTAAATCTTCATCTGTAAATTTGGCTTGGAATGGCATAAGTCTCTTTGTTTTATACATTAATTATAACATGGTATAGGGGTGATGGACACCCCCATGTGACAGTTTCTCAAGCGATCTGTTCTATGAAAGAGTTGAGAATTGTTTTGTTGGTCATCTTAGAACCCATGTGCTTTTTGAATGCACGATTTAATTCTGCTCTAGTAGCAACTTCACCCTTCTGTTTAACTTCAAGGTCTTGTGTCTCTTCACCAATACCTCTATCAGGCATAAAGAATGCTTCAGTAAATCCGAGAGTACCTTTAACTGAAGCAAACTTTTCTTTCCTCCATTGCTTATCAATCCTATCATATTCTTCATGAGAAAAATATCTAAGAGTTCTATTCATTTCTGATTTAGAACATAAGCGAATACCTATCCAATTATAATCAGTAATATCTTTATGAAATCCTACAATCTCTGCAGTAGTTTGATAAGGATTACCAGTAATTTTTTTAGTGTAACCTGTTTTAGGATCACGTAAAAAGAATACTTTACCATGACTATGACACATAAAACTACTTCTCCTATCACCATAATATTCATCATCCATTTCTCTTACATAAGACATTGGATTTGATTCTCCATCAGTAAGGCAAATAACATTTACCTTAGTAACATTCTCAACTTTCTTAAGTCTTTCTACAATCTTACGAGTAGCTAGAACTGCTTCAACAAGAGGTGTTCCACCTAAACCATACTCATGATGAGATCCTATTCTATGATTAGACATAGAAAAAGCTTGTAAGTAAGTATACATCATAGACTTCTCTAATGACTTAGCATTTTGTCTAGAAGAAAAGAATTCTAACAATTTAATATCAGGACCAATATACAAATCATTTATTTTCTGATCATGTAAATTAGATTCATCAGTTCTCCATCCACTTTGGAATGCATACACTCTAAAAGGAATACCTGCTTTTTTACAGAACCATATTAAATTATAAGTCTGCTTAAGAGTATCAAGTAAATTGCAACTCATAGAACCAGACCAATCAAGGTACATAATTAAACCATGATTCTTACCATCTTGAACTGTTGTTATCTTTTTAAAAATATCATCAGTTATCTTATATTTAAATAATGCATTTGTATTAATAACTCCTGTCTTAGATACTGCCTGTCTCTTATAATTGTCAGCAGATTTTTTCATTTCAAATTGTTTAACCAAATAGTTAACTGTTTTCTGTGCACTCTTTTTAAAACTTCTGTAATGATTTTTAGCAAAATCTAAATTATTAGTGTACCACTCTTGCTCTTCTTTATCTCTAAAAGCATGACCTTCAAAATAAAACATCAAATCAGTTTGAATCTTATCAAAAGGTACAATCAATTTATCAACATTAACATTTGGAATATTAACATATACCCATTCCTTTGCACTATCATCAACTAATGTTTCTAATGCTTGTGTAAAAGATTCATCTGTAACACTTTCAGTTTCACGATAGTCTCTATCAATATCTGACCCCGATCCAACAGCAGGTGCATTAGGATCACCAAAATCAGGTTTTGTTATCTCATCTAATAACTGCTCATCGGTTAGATCATCTTCATGATTCTGATCATCTTCTACATCACCATCATTATCTGAAGAATCAATATCAAACTCACCATCTCCAGCAGCAGATCCATCATCAACTATATTTGGATTCTCAATCTGATCTTCTTGTTCCTTATCCTTTTCTTTTTGCTTAGACTCACAATAATCATATAAATCTTTGGCAAGTGAAACTACATCATTAAAAGTCTTTGTTAATGAAGCACGTCTTACATATACTTCCTCTTCTAAAGAAAACTCTATATCGTTACAACCTTTATAATATAAATTAATACGATCAATAAATGGTAACTCTGTTATATCTTCATCTCTTACACCAAAGAAATCTCTATCCCACAACTCACTATATCCTTCAAAGAAAGTTTTGCGAAGACCAGGATAGGTAACCTTCATCATTTTTTCAATACGAACATCTTCTAAAACATTAATAAATGACTTAGGAACATCTCCAAAATTATCAGCAGGGGTATAGAGAGCATGTCCTACTTCATGACCCACTAGAAGATCATATACTGTTGATGAAGCATTCCAAATAGGTAGTATAAGAAGACGCTTTTCAACATCAAAGCAAGCAGTACTAACTTTTCTATGCTCTACTGTAATGTTTTCTGTTGCCAATAGCTTTGCTAATTGGCCTTTAACGTCTGTGTTAACCATCGTAAGCCTTCATTTGATATACTTATTATAGCAGAGATTAAATCAAATGCTTGCACCTGTGTGCCACTTTATGAATCGTCCATCATTTTAGAAAAATCATTAATCTTTTCAAACCTCAATGTCCTCATAAACTTATCTGCTAAGATATCACCCTTATGTGATATAACAAATACATTAGTTCCTTGTCCTAAACTACGTAATATACTAAGAAGTTCTGTTGTAGCAGAAGCATCTAAAGAACTATCAAATACTTCATCAAGTATAAGAAGATTGGTGGCAGCAGAGTTCTTCATACGTGCAACCTCTCTCCATGTGAATAATAATGCTAAGTCAATCTTCTGTTTCTCACCTTCAGAGAAAGAAGAATAACTAAACTCATCTCTAAATCTACTCTTGATAACCTCATTAAATTCTTCGTCAAGTGTAAAATTAAAAAAGGTATCCATACTGTGCAGATATTTATTAATCAAATTGTTAAAAATTGGAATATATTTTTTAATAATTTGTTTTTTAATTCCAGAATCTTTTAATAGAGTTGATACTATTTGGAACTCATCAAGAGTTTGACTAATCTTTGAACAATCTTCTTGTACCTTATCAAGTTGAGACTGTAGTATTGATAAAGATTCCTTTTCTTTATCAATGTTTGGTGTAATATTTAATTTTTCTAACTCCTTCTTAATTGAAATATTTTCAGATTCTAAACTTGATACCATCTTATCGTTTATTGTGATATCACTTCTCAAGTCACGAACTTCTAATAGTATCTTATTGGCTTTTTCTATTATAGAAACTAGATCATCAACAGCTTCCTGTTGCTTCTTTAAAGCCTTCGTAATAGTATTTCCGTCCTTCTTTAAAATCTTAATCTTTTCTTTCTTAAATTCTTCATTAATAGATTGATGACAAGTAGGACAATCATCATGTGTTTTAAGAAATTTCATTTCTTTTGTCACAGATTTCAATTCAGAATTCATACCAAATTGTTTCTCTTTTAAATCTGTTAATAATGAATTCTGTTCTTCTGTATCAATTAATTGTTCTTCTAATTCTTTTAAATGATTATTCTTTTCAACAGTATTTTTTTCTATTCTATCAATCTCTGATATATTTTTAAAAGACTTATCTTCCTTTTCTTTTTTTCTAGTAGTATTAACTTCTTTTAATGAATCAATTAATTTTTGTTGTGACTGCACTCTCTCCTCAGCAATAGTAAGAAGGTGAGTACAATCTTTACTTTTAGCATATACACTTCGGATACGATCTTTCAGAAGTGTATTCATATTTGAGAAGATCTGGATGTCGAGTAGATCTTCAATAACTTCTCTCCTGACACTTGCTCCCAATTGCATGAAGGGGACAAATGTGGATGAACCAAGTATGACGACTTGGGTAAAACTTTTGTAGTTAAGTTTGAGGACTGATTGCTCCAGATACTTCTGCGTGTCTTTGGCAGCAGCATCTTGGTCAACCATCTTATTGTTTTTGTAAACCTCAAAGAGATTGGGTTTTGCACCCCTGAAAACTCTGTATTCATCTTTACCTATAGAAAAACATAATTCAACTTTCAAACCTTTTTCATTAATACTATTAACGAGTTGTCCTCTATTGATTTTTCTAAATGGTTTATTAAACAATGCAAAGCATAATGCATCAAGTAAGGTAGACTTACCAGCACCATTAGATCCTACAATCAAAGTAGACATAGAATCATTTAAATCAATTTCAGTCCATTGGTCACCAGTGGAAAGAAAATTTTTCCACTTAATATTTTCAAATGTAATCATTACAATGAAGGAATAATCAAATCGTTTTTAGTAATAATTGAATATTTGTATCCATGATGAATACAGGTATGTAGAACTAAATCATGTTCTACTTCTGTAGCTTGTAATTCTCCACCATGATCCTTTGCTTTTAACTGATCAATATATCTTTCAGCATCATCTTCCTCCTCAAAAAGACATACAATTTTATCTTTCTTCTGATAAGGAGTAGCATAAACACCACCAGTTTTATTGTCAGTTATTATAAACATTACAATTCAATCGCCTCCATATAAAGTGATCTCATAATATGTTTAACATTACTTTTATCTACCTTAAGATCTATTTCATCTATGTAGTTATCTAGTAATGTCATGGTGTCTTCAGTTTCTACAACAGAACTTCCGTTCTCCAGTTCCACACTAAGATCTTCAACAATCTTAAGATCAGCAAGACTCATGTCCTGTAATTGCTTTACCTTATAATCAAACTTTGCATAATCACCTTTATCTTCTACAATGAGTTTGACAAAGGATCCTTTAAGTTCTGACTCTTCAGGTAAACGAACTCCGTCATTATAGTAGAGCTTATGAAAAGTGTCAAATGGATTTCTATAAAAAGTTGTCTTAAGAGTCTCTGTATCAAAAACATGAAACCCTCTCTTAGTACCATAATCATTCCAATACAGTTGATATGGATTTCCTAAGTATGATATATTGTCACGCTTTGATTTCATATGATAGTGACCAGAGAAAACCCTTTTAAATTTATTGAATATAGTTGTCTCCATACCACTATGCATTACATGACCAGGATGAGCCTCAAAGCCGTTAAGCTCAAGATGGCCCATACAGATAGGAGCAGTACTTTCTGTGACGCTTCGTAAGGTTCTGTCGTAGTTCTCATCACATATCCAAGGAAGGAATAAAATATCACAACCACCAATATTACTGGTAGTAGGTTCTTCAATGAGATCAATGTTATCGTATTCTCCCAATAATTCATTGGGTGCATTAATTCTAAGAGTATTCTTGTAGTAAATATCATGATTGCCAATTAACATTCTCATATGACAACCAAGATCCCTAATAGGATCAAACCACATTTCCTTTGCAGCATCTAAAGACATGAAATTAATCTGTCTTCTCTTATCAAAGGTATCACCTAAATTTATTATTTCTTTTATACCAGAGGCTTTAAGATAAGGGATAACAATCTTATCATAAAACCTTTTATAATGACTCAATAAATGTTGATTATCATTACGAACACCAAAATGTTGATCCGTGATTAGGAGTACCTTCATCGTTTGGTGTTCATTTCTACACGTGACTTAATAGCATTATACTCTGAATCTTGATCTCCGTCAACCGAGAACACATGATCGTATCCCGACTTCTCTAAAATTTTATCCTTAATATCCATCTGACGTTTTTCTTTAGCAATACGTCTTAGGAATGCATAGTAAACTATCTGTGTAAAATAAGCAAAAGGATTTTTAGATTTAGTTGGATCAAAATTATCAATGTATTGTATACAGTTTTCTATACCATCACAAACCATATCATCTTTATACATGTAGTTAATGAAGTTAGGTCTGTATGATAAATGATTTGCTATCTTTAAAAAACATCCACCAATATAATTATTGACACGAGGTTTTGGTTTACCTCTTTCTTCTGCTATACGTACTTGCTCTTTATATTTAATAATAGCAGCAAGAAACTCTTGGTTATCAACATAGTGTTGTTTCTTTTTATTTGCAGCTTTCCTCATATGTTTTTCTTGCTGATGCTGTTATTGTAACACAAAATAAAGAGACTTGCAAGGTGACAAGGTGACAAACTTGACAACTAGTAAAATTTTGTATAGAATAACACTGCTAAGGGTTAAGGGTGATATTATATTTTATATATTTTTTCAAATAGTTTTCTAGCGTCCTCAATATTTCCTATGTATCCTTGTTGATTTTTGATTGCTATCTCTGCTTGCTTTCTTCTTTCTTCTGATATTTCAGTTCCTGTTATAAACGCATTATACATTATCATTACATCTTTATTCATAGAAGCAACAGCTATAATATCCTTTTCACGAATAATATAAAATTCTTCTTCTGCTAACTGCATCCATTTATTAAATGCCATCCCCCGCATCACTTTATTCTCATCTTTCATATCTTTGTTAAAGATTTCTACACATACAGGATCTTGTACAAATGCTAATGTTTCACCATTATCTTCTGTTAATATAGTTTTACCAAGCACTTCATCCCCACTCAACAGTTTAAACACTGCGTGGAATTCTTCATCGTGTTTGGCATAGTTAATCATTTTTAACCTTGATGTTTAAAATTTCATAATCAAAATCTTCTTCTTTGTATATTTTTATTCTTTCTTTTAGATGTTTGTAAGTATAATTATTCCCATGATCAGTAGAGATATCATCAGCAATATCATAAAGAGTTGCCTTCACTTTATCTTTACCCTTTCTAAGAACTCTACCTATTGACTGAAGGTTTCGTACTCTGGACTTTGAGGGGGAGGCGAAGACGACGTTGTGCAACCGTTTAATATTGATGCCAGTGCTGAAAGTGCCATAACTGGCAACAATAATTTGATCATTCTCATTCTCAACTAGTCTCCTAATTTGTTCTCTGTCATCGACATCCACCCCACCATAAACTAAATGGACTGATTTGTCTGTGTAACTATTTATCATCTCATACAAAGGTAGTCCATGACGATCTACATAGTTAAAAAGAACTAATGTATTACCTTTTAAATCACAAGCAAGATTACGAATAAATTTATTTCTAGGTTCATGCTCAGTTAGGTATTCCATTTCATCTTGATACCCTTCAAAGATATGTTCCTTATGCTTAAGTATTATAATATTAACTTTTAATTTAGCAACATGTCCTTGTTGCATTAATTTTTTAGTTTTAGTTACTTGAGAACATCTACCAAATACACCTTCTAATACTAATTGATTACAGTTAGATCCATCTAATGTTCCTGTAAATCCAATACGATATTTACATCCATGTAATTTATTCATAATAGTAGTTAGTGATTTAGCTTTAAAAAGATGTGCTTCATCACCTATTACTACATCAAATCTTTCAAACCATTTGCGAGGTTGTTTGTAAATAGATTGCCAAGTTGAAATTACTACATCATGATCAGTGTATTTGTCTTCTCCTGCATATATCTTATGGCAGTGATCAGATACCATCCAACCATAGTCTCTAAAGTCTTTATACATTTGCTCGACAAGAGACGTAGTTGGTACTATAATAAGTACATTCCTTTTAACATTAACATGGAAACGAACCAATGCATAAATCATTAGGCTTTTCCCGCTTGCAGTTGGGGACAATAGGAGCCGTCTGTTGTATCGTAGGGACTCGTATATTGCTGAATATTGGTAGTCCCGAACCTTTAATCCCGAAGGCAGACCCAATGCTCGAACAAATCCAACTACAGACTGAGGAGTTACAAGTTCATTCTGATCCTTGGGAAGACCAAAGTGTTGACTTTCCAAAACCTGATATTGATACCCTCGGTCCTTTGCCCATGCAGTTAGATAATCTATTAAACCGCAATAAATTTCACCAGTAGCAGGTGAGTATAAACGTAATTTACCATCCCATCCTTTATACCTTCGAGTCTTCTGCATATACTTTGCATTATCAATCTCAAAGGTAAAAAATTCTGCTGCCTCTTTGTGGAGATGAGGCTCTGCTTCAACTTTTAAATAGACTTCATTTTTCTTACGTATAAGGAGGTCCATAAAACCATGCTACAATAGATTTTCTCAATCCAGAACTGATAGGTCTAACCCTATGCCATTGGTCAGCTTGAAAAAAGAGTGCACTACCTTTACTCAATTTAAAATCTTTAAACCTTGGCTCAATCCCTGGTTTATATATTTCTAAATCAAACTCCCCACTTTGATACTCTTCTGGATCAGTTAAAAAAAGTGACATACTAAGTTTTCTAACCAGTCCTTTGTTAGGTGCTTTATGTTGGTCAATATGCCAATCATAAAATCCACCTTCAGAATATATACCAAATTGTACTGGTTCAACACCAGTTAAATTTAAATACCACCCAGATGCAATATTCATCTTACGTGCCATACTGAAAAGCATACTTAAAAGTTGAGGATCTTTAATCCATGCTACTTCAGATTTTCTAGAATTATTATTACCTTCCTGTAACTTACCCTCATTCCATTTTAAATTTGTGTTAGATATAGCAGATCTAACTACTGACATTGAAGGGTCTGAAAATTTTACTATTTTATATGGTTCACCGTATTTCATTACATACCACTTTGAAAACGCTCCCACTCAATAGCATTTTTAATCTGATAATTACGACTTTGTATCTGTCGTAAAACACCATCAAGAAAGAAGATCACTTGTTCTATATAGTCGATTTTCAATTGAAGTTTTCTAACATCTTCATCTGCTTCAATGAACATGTTAATCTCTTCTTTAGTAGTTAATTTAAAATCAAATGGTGTATCTCTGTATACTGTTGCAGGTGCTTTTCCTTTATAGTATACCCATTTTGATTTAATTAATCCTCTCATTTCACTTTCTCTATCTTTCTTCATTAGAGAAAATGTATTATAAAATTCCATATATCTCATATGGAGTTGAGGAATCCTTACAGATTCCTCACCATACTTATCAGGATCTATAACACTATCAGTCTTCCATAGATCTTGAAGAGTTTCTAAATTCATTATTTTCTAATCCATCTTGGTAGATAAAATATTAACCAAGCAAGAACCCAAAAGGTTGCTAATACTAATGCATGTAATAATCTTGGAGTATTAACTATTAATCCAATAGTTACAAGTCCCATCCAAAGATAATCTAAAGTACCATGAAATCTATACCATACATTTGCACCATACTTATCAATAAATTTTTGTCTTCTTTTTGCAAACCACGGAGATACGTGTCGCATCATAACAAATCCCTCATTGAGGAACATTACAGTAAATCCAATCCAGAATATCATATACCTTGATCTTTAGTTTTTTCAAAAAATTCTTTCATTGATGATGATACATCAGGTGGATCTGGATAACCATAGTTATTCCTCTTCATCCATTTCTGCCTCAAGGCATTCATCATCCACGATTGTGAAAGACTTTTAGGACCATTTTCCAATAGTTCTAGTTCATACTTACTAGTGGTGTAAGCCTTCTGTTCCTCTCTCCAATTAGAATCATCCCATTCAGTGATCGGTTTTTTTCTAGGGTGATCCCCTTTTCTTAATCCCATTGGATTTACCTCCCATACCACAATATGTATAGACCTTAGAACACTAGCACAGATCTAAAAATTTGTCAAGTATCTATCTTCTATTACTAGAATTTGTATTTCTAACTTCAAATAAAGTATAACTAAAAGTTGCTGTAGCAACCATAAAATCATTATCACCACCAGTAACATCAAAGTCCATTGTTGATAATTGAGTAGGGAATATATTTTCAAATACAACTTCAAAGTTAGTTAAATTATTATTATTCAAAACTTGTAAAGTAGCATCAGAATACTTAGCACTATCTGCAGCAGTTTTACGAGCATCACCTCTACTCCAAGTATCAATCCATGTATCTCTATCACCAATATCAGATGGTACTCCTAAAGCACGTATCCAATTATGGATCTCCATATAATTTCTTAAATCTTCATCAACTATAAAATCTACTTCTAAATCACCATACTCTACATTACCTTCTATAGGAATACTTACTCTACCTGCTGTTGGTATCTCAACTTTCCCTAAAGATAACGTAGGGATAGATGCTTTTTGACATAAAAAAGAAACCTTCCTTGCTTTTTCTATTAGAAAAAGAAACCCAATAGGTGAAAGAAAATTTCTATTATCTAGTTGATCAGTATACCAGTTAGCCATTGCAACTTTTTTTAATTATTTAGGCAACAAAAAGGAGGGCCTCTATGCCCTCCACTCATTTCTTTTATTTTATTCCTATTATGCATATCGTTTTCCTGTTATGTTTACGTGATAAGAACCTCCTTACAGATTCGTTTACAGGATGCTGAATCGTCTATGCATTCGATTAGACAAGAATAGTAGTCATTAATTCGATTTTCTTCTTCTGAAATAATTTCTGAAAAATTCCAACCACTTAATTGGCTACGTGAAACTAGGTTATGCATAATTGACTCTCCATGCATTACAGTTTACTAGATGAACATTCATAATAAAGATTTGGATTCATCTTGTTCTCTCCAATTCTACCATTATTTATATGTTGGTATCAACAAATACATGTTGAAATTAACAAAAATAAATGCCTACGCATTAATACTCAGTCTTCAGTAGGAAGATTAAAAATAAAAACCCATGTAATAGCTAAAACCATAATAAGAAATAATCTAATATTTTCCCCATTAACTACAATCACGATACCTTACCACCTGGTAGATATCCATCATGATTAGGATCACATTTCTCCACCCAATTAAATCCTGAACCTGGTGGGTAGATGTACTTTCCATTCTCATCAAATCGAGGACCAACTTTCTTTGCAGGGTATGTAGGGTATGGTCTCAACCCTGCTCTCATCTCCCTACCCTTTCTCTTCCTTTCATCATTACCAGTCTCGTGATCTTCAGGCATAGTAGGCCAAGAGGATCCTAAGATCCTTTTGATATCCTCTCTGGTGTAACCTTTAATCTCTTTGTCTCCAGTCATCAGACCTCTCTTGATGGAACCAATCTACCACGTCTTGTGGATCTCCGAAACCCCTTCGGTGTTGAGTTGAATCGGGGTCACCTATGTTCAACTCATTCAGAAAAGAATCTGTTGGATCTATCGATAGTCTTCGTGCTTTACTTAACATACCTCTAGCAGATGTGTTTGACTTTGCTAGTTTGTCAGCCCAGATCATATCTTCCAGACTAACTTCTGTGCCAGCAGCAATGTCTTTACAAATTGCTTCTAAACGCAGACGATATTGAGTAG